GTTGAAGCATGTTCCGATCAAAATGCTCTAGAAATTCAGAATAAACTGTATAATAACATTTATTCGATTGCCAATGCGGACTTAAATGTCCCCCTTGGTTTTGTGTTCTTCATAAAAGGAAGATTAGCGATTACCAACCGCCACATAGCTAGAATGTTGAGAGAGAAAGTCATAATTTCCAACTCCCACGAATTCTTCACAGCCACCACCGCCAACATCGTGGTGACTGAAGTCAACAAGGAAAGTCTTCATTACGATAAAGATGTCGTCTTACTTGAATTCCCCCAACACGTTCGCGTGATGGCAGATGTAAGTAGATATTTTATGACTAAGGAAGATTTCAGACTTCACCGAGCTTTGGCTAAGGTTTCGCTTGTTTCTCACCGTGAAGCTCACAAAGTGAAACAGGCGAACCTCTGCAAAGCAGTTGATACCCCATTCGAGTTAAGAGTCCAAGGAGTAGCGACTCTTATTCGAGAGGCCTATGAATATAATATAGACACCGTGAAAGGAGATTGTGGTAGTGTGCTTGTTGCACTAGACAAGAACTTTGAACGGAAGATTATTGGTATTCATATGGCTGCTGGAGTTGGTATATACACTGGAGTTGCAGTAGCAATACATGCAGATTTCATGAAGGAACTCGAAGCCGCCCACCCTCTTAGACACCCCGAATCCAAATCGAACGGCCAATGTAACATTCCGTGCATACCGATTGACGAGAAGAAATTTGAGGGAAGTTATCTTCCCCTAGGTGAAGTAGAAACTATCTACCAACCCTTGAAATCAAATATCTATCCCAGTCCATTGCATGGAGTTATTGCAGAACCCCTGACTCTACCCGCCAAGTTGTCTCGATTTAGGAAAGATGACATCATTGTTGACCCTTTCGTTAACGCTCGTAAAAAAGCTTTGACGGAGAGTGTTGAAATAGATCAAGACATTCTAAAAAGAGCAACTCATCATTACTCACAAGTTATGATGAGAAACATCGACCCGACCGACCAACGTGTGTTGACGATAGCAGAAGCAATTGCTGGTATCGAAAACGAACCCACATATCTCCCAATTAAACG